ATCAAAAAAATAGTTGTAAATTGCTATCGTTGTTGCATCCGCGATCGATGGCAAGCAACTTCAAAAGTCTTCACATGGGATTACATTCACAAGGTCAGCCATTGATTTGGCTGGCCTTTTTGATTCATTAAGAATTATTGTATATTTTTGAGATTGAAAAAGTTGACCGAATGAATATCTGGACCAGATTCAAAACGTTATCAGAAGCAAGGCCAACCCTTCAGCGAAGGAATTGTTGGATATGTTGTGATCACTGCAAAGTAAACTGGAACGATATTGAGCCAGCAACAACGCACGTTCACATGACTTCTTCTGTTGCCAAAGGAACAACTGTCACCAGGTTCATTTGCGACAACTGCTTGTTGATCCACAATGCAAAGCAAGAAGATTCAGTGTAACACCACAAACAAAAGACTATGGCGAAGGGAAGTCAAAAGTCACGTATTGACCGACAAGTGGTCAAAATAGGTGAACAAGAATTCAGATTGGCAAAACCACACAAAGGTGTTGACCTGCCAATAAAAGAGAAGATAGAGATTGCAAAAGTCATCTGCCAATTCTACGAAACAGACGACCACACACTTGAAGAATGCTGCCAGGCTGTTGGCGTAAATTCAAGAACCTTCTTCAAATGGCGTGCTGACCTGCCTGAAATCTCTGAGATATATTTACAAGCGGATAAAGAAAAGGAAACGATCTATCGTCACAAGCTTCGCCAAAGGGCCAGAACCAACGCTGAACGATTAATGGATGGCTACACGGTAGAACTGACAGAACACGAAGCAGAACGTTTCGTGGACCAGGCAGGGAACGTCACAATGGTCACCACAAGAGTAAAGCGAAAGGAAGTCTTTATTCGGCCATCGGTCAAGCTTACTGAAACGGTTTTGTACAACATGGATGGCCGGAACTTTGAAAAGAACCCTGGCGGCATCGAAGGCGTCACCGAAGGCACCAACATTCCACCAATAGATTGGGTCGAATGATTATACAAGCTAAATCACAAGATCAAGCGAAAGCGGCACCAATCAATAAGGTTTACAAACCGCTTTACACGTCCAACAAAAGATACTACCTGGTGACAGGTGGTCGTGGATCACTAAAGTCTTCGACGGTCCATGACTTTATTGCCCGGCTGACGTATCAACGTGGTCATGGCATCCTGTTCACCAGGTACACAATGGCCGCGGCTGAACTTTCGATCATCCCTGAATTCAAGATCACACTTGATCGGCTTGGCATCACGGGTGATTTCCACATCACAAACAAGGTTATCACCAACAAGCGAACCGGATCGTTCATTTACTTTTCTGGAATCAAGACATCAAGTGGGGACCAGACTGGGAAGCTAAAGTCGATTGCAGGAATAACAACATGGGTGATCGAAGAAGGAGAAGACTTCACTGATGAAAAGGCGTTTGACACCATTGACGATAGCATCAGGACAACAGCACAGCAAAACAGGGTGATCTGGATTCAGAACCCAACAACCCGCGAACACTTCATCTATAAGCGGTGGATTGACGGAAACAGCCGACAGGTTGAAATTGATGGGTACAACATCACAGTCAGCAATCACGACCAGGTTGAACACATTCACACCACATACAAGATTGCAGAACGCCAGGGCTATTTGTCACGGGATTGGCTATTTAAGGCTGAATCAAGTTACCGCGATGCTGAAGAACTGGTGTTCAATGCCAAAAGAACCTGGACAAAGACAGACGAAGAACTTGACATTGAAATACATCGGATTCGCCATTCATCGTACTACTACTACAATTACATCGGTGGATGGCTTGAACGTGCTGAAGGTGTGATCTTTGACAACTGGATTGAAGGCGAATTTGATGCAATGATTCCTTCTGTCTATGGCATGGACTATGGGTATTCACCTGATCCGCTGGCGTTGGTTCGTGTTGCTGTTGATCGGAGCAGAAAACGGATATACCTGAAGCAATACATCTATGAAACCCACCTTGACGACGTGCCAGGGAGGTTGGCCATGATTAACGACTTGCAAAAACGTGATCTGATTGTAGCTGACACCAACGAGCCAAGAACAACAAACAAGATCGACCGAGCCGGGTTCAATATCGTGGATGCAAAGAAAGAAATGATCGTTGATGACATCAGGGAGATCAAAACATACCTGATTGTAGTTGATCCTGATTCAAAAGACATCAAAACCGAGTTGAACAACTACGTATGGAATGACAAGAAAGCATCCATACCGACAGATAAGTTCAATCATGCGTTGGATGCTGCTAGGTACGGGTTCCGTCGCCTGGTGCTGCCTAAAAAACGCGGTGTCAGGCTTAAAAATTGACAGATTCAAAACTTTTGGTTATATTTGGGCTTAAATCATCATATTTCGGCCCAAGGGACAGGCGAAGTAATCACCAAAAAAAACAAACACGATGCTTTGTAACTGTCCACAATCAGCAGCAATCGCAACCATTCCTGTGGTCGATTGCATTGAACGATTTGGAGAAATCCAAAAAATAATCATCCAACGCACCAAAAACGGTGCAGTCCTGAACGAAATTGTGGTTGGCACCGATGATCCAACCTTACTGGCAACATGGACTGTCTTGAAAGCGGCTGTCGATTCGACCAAAGTTCAAGTCACACCCTATATTGCGGAATTGACCAATGACGAAGCCGATCCCCGTGAAGCATCTTCACCTGGCGTTGGTGGAATATCGCAGGTTCTTGGTTCCGACTTTAGCCCGGTGACCGGATATTTACACGAAGTCCCACAGAAGATCATCAAGGTGCTGAAGCAATACAACTGTGAAGTTGGTGTTTCTGTCTTCCTGATCAACGAACATGGCCAGATTGGTGGCCTGGCTGATGACAACCTGGCCGTGACTAAAGTTCGTGGAATCCCTGTTCGGTCGTTCTTCGTTGCTGATAAGAAGTTCGGTGGCCGTGACGATGTTGACAAGAACCGGATCATGTGGAAGTACCTTCCCAACTTTTCTGACGAATTCACGATCATCAATCCTGCATTCGATCCACTTAGCGAACTTTAACCACGACCAATGGACAATCCAGAAGTTATTCTTCAGCATCCACTTTGGGAAGGCCCGCGAAAGTTCAAATACGAACACGCAATGAACATTCTTGAACTGGAAAAGATTCACCCATCAGGGATTGTTCTTGTTGAAGATTCACCCATTGAAATCAAGTTAGATGCCGCTGTCGATCCAGGAAATTCAGGAAATTCTGACAAAAAAGCCAAGCGCAGACAAAGGGATAATTCCTAAAGCTGCACTTCAGGAAAACAGGCTTCGCTTTCACAGTGAAACCTTGCTTGATGAAACTGGCGCAAGCACAGCCTTCACCAAGTTCACCGAATTAGTCAGAACACTTTTGCCACAGGACAAATACCAGATGTTCCTGTCGCTATTTCAATTCCCTGTTAATACAGTGACATTGACCGACCAGATATACACGGCACTTGAAAAGCTGTTTGACGGTCGGAATCCTGTTTTTCGATATGACTTTGCATCACCAGAATACGCTGAAGATTGGCAAAGATACAGAAGCCGCGTGTTGAAAGAACCTAGTGTCTGGAAGACACGCGGCTTTGAAATGATGAAGACGGCAATCAATTCAATCGTCATTGCTGATTTGCCTTCAGAACAGGTTGGTGAATATCCAGAACCCTACTTCTATTTCTTGCCGATCACCGATGTTGTTGACTTCAAGAACGAGAAAGGCGAAGTGTTTGATTGGATCATGTTCAGGCAAGGTGAAGACCGAATTGCTGTGTTTGATGACACTTCATTCAGGGTGTTCAAGGTTGCTGGAAAATCAAGCGTTGATGTTGAATCCACACCAATCACAGAAAGCCAACACGGTTTGGGTTATTGCCCGGCCAGGTTCTTCTGGACAACGCCAGCGAGTTATAGAAGCCCACTGATCAAGAAGTCACCGCTTTCAAATATCCTTGGCAAGCTGGATATGTTGTTGTTTTTTGAGGTGTCAAACGAACACCTGAACCTTTATGGCCGATATCCGATCTATTCAGCATTTGCAGCCGATTGTGACTTTGTCCATGACGAAACAGGCGAATACTGTGATGGTGGTGTTCTTCGTGCCAGGGATGGAAACTACCTGATCAGCGGTTCACGACCAAAGGCTTGTCCGGTGTGCGAAAAGAAGCGGCTTGACGGACCAGGTAGCTTTATTGAGATCGACCCCCCATCCAGGCAGAATGACAATGCCGACCTTCGCAACCCTGTACAGATCACCAAGATTGACCGTGATTCCCTTGACTACAACAATGAAGACATTGATCGTCGGCGTTCTGAACTGTACATTGCTATCACTGGCAATCGGGGAATGGCCATCAACGACAAGGCCGTCAACGAAAAGCAGGTGGTTGCTATCTTTGAAGGTCTGGAAGCGGCACTGAAAACACCACAACAGAACTTTGAGAAGATAATGACCTGGACTGACGAAACGATTTGTCGGCTTCGTTACGGATCAGAAAACTTCACAGGCGCATCAATCAGCCTTGGCACAGAACACTACATCTTCACGCCATCGCAATTGATGGAGATGTACAACCTGGCCAAAGAATATTCATTCAGCGTCAGCACACTTGACCTTCTTGAAGATCGGTACCATGAAACAGAATTCAGGAACAACCCAGAACAGCTTCAGCGTCAAATCATCCTGAACAACCTTGATCCTTTCCGGCACCGAAGCGTTGACGAAGTGCGGGTGATGTACAAGGAAGGCCAGATCTCCTACCAGGACTACATGATCAAGGCCAACTTCAGTTCATTCATTATGAGATTTGAACGGGAAAACTTGCCAATTACTGAATTCGGATTGGCTGTCAGTTTTTCAAGGAAGATTGACGGAATCAGGGTGGCATTGGAAGGATATGCAAATCAAATGCAGCCAGCAGCACCACAGGCAATCACTTAACCCGCTGCTGTCTAAATATTAATTCACAAAACAGAATGTCATCATGGCAAAATCAAATTCAACACCAACTTCAGGAAAGGTCATCAAGATCGACCTAACTGAAGAAGAAAGAAACAATAAGGAACTGGCCAAAGGTCGGATCACAGAATACAGTGTTCCACCAGGCGAAGAAGATGCCATTCACGTCGAAATCGAAAAGACGGAATTCAGCAGCGTTGGCAAGAAGAAATCTGTTCCGACTGTACAGAAGTTTGACCAACGGGCCTGGCTGAACTTCAGAAAGCACTGTTCTGGACTTGGTTACAACCACGTTCGGATTATCTATGCACCAGAAGAAATTGCGCCTGAATTCCTGGCCATTGTTCCGTTGAATACCGAAAACCCCAACAAGTAAACACATTTAACCCCAATTTCAATAACCTTAAAACAAGGGACGTTTTATGTTGACTAAAGAAATCTTAAAATCGAACATTGGAAGCCTGACTGATGAACAGATCACGGCAATTGAACTGCTTTCAAAGAATGACGAAGACAAAGTCATTGGAACAAAGGTTCGTGAAATCCACGATGCCTATGACCAGGATATTGCTTCGATCACCGGAAAACAGAAGCCAGAAAACACCAAGTCCTATGTCTTCCTGAAAGATCAGCTTTCCGAACTTCTGGAAAAGTCAAAGTCAGGTGAAAAGGCTGCTGAACTTCAGAAGACCATTGAATCGGTCACGGCTGAACGCGATGACATGAAGAAGAAGATTGCATCAGGATCAACTGACGAAGCAGTCAAGGCACAGCTTTCTTCGCTGGAACAAAAGCTGAAGGATAAGGAAAGCGAAATCACGACAGTCCGGTCTGCGATGGAAACCGAAAAGCAACGGCTTTCTGACCAACTGGCCGACCAGGTGAAACAGTCTGCACAATTGCAACTGAACCATTCGATTGATTCTTATCTTTTGGAACACAAGATCAAATTCAAAGCCGGAATTCCTGACAGCATTCTTCAGGAAACCATTGCCAATAGAAAGGCTGCATTAGTAAGCAAAATACAGATCGACCAAGTTGACGACGGGAAAGGTGGGAAGGTTGTTGTTGTGCGTGACGAAAAGGGGGAAATCATGCGGAATCCAGACAACAAGCTTGAACCTTATTCACCTGGCGAACTATTCGCAAAGAATGTGTCTGACATAATTGATCCAGGTCAGCGGCAAACAGGTAGCGGAACCAACCCACCACCGGGCAGCGGGAAGTCCACAACCCTTGATTTGTCGCCAGCACGATCACAAGTGCAAGCGGATCAGATTATTGTTGGCCATATTCTAAAGAACGAAGGGATTGCAAAAACAGACCCAAAGTTCGGTGAACGTCAGAAGGAACTTCGATCTGAACACAAGGTGTCTGAACTTCCAATGCGTGAAGCTGGCACTGAATAGTTTTTCAATCATGCGGCACGGGTCACCGCTCATTATTTTAACCTTACAAATAATTCATTATGAGTTTAGTAAACACGCGGCTTCAGGCTTTCCGAGCCACCGCAATGCTGGACAAATGGGAAACCCGTGCTAGTCGTTGGGGAGCCTTAGATATGTTCAAAGCACAGACTGACGCACCAGGCAGCATCATCAGCGATGATCTGAAGACGAAAGCAATCGCTGCTGCTGGTTCTTCATTGCAAGTTCCTGTCATCGACTACGATGCAGGTGTACAGGTCACCAACCAGACCATTCCTTTGGTTGTGACTGATTCAGCATCAACCAGCCAGTTGGTAAGCATCACGTTCACCCACTACTATTTCGGCTTCCTGATTCATCCGGCGGCACACTTCAACAACGAAATTTCCATGCAACGGGATTTCAATGCGAAGTTTGAGAAGAAGATGTATGCAATGGCCAAGATGATGGATGATGCAGCATTGGCGGCACTTGAAGCCAGCAAGACACAAGTATTAGGCGACACACTCGGCGGTCGTTATGCCTTGACTTCAAACGTCATTGTTGGTCCATTGGCTGAACAAGACGCTGTTGTTGGTGACATCAACCCGTTGATGGCCGGAAATGACTTCTTTGGCAACATTCACGTTGTAGCCAACGGATCAATGGAAAGCCACATTCGGAATCGCTTATTGGAAAAGGGCCAATTCAACAGCGAAGACAAGCAATACCAGTACAACGACAAGATTTGGCACTTCACCAATGGTCTGGCTAATGGTGCCGGACACAAAGCCACTGCCTTTGCCGTTCAGTCCAATGCCGTTGGATTGCTTCAACAGTTCGCGCCTGATTGCGTGATGGGTAACCGAACCCACAAGCACCTGTGGGACATTGAAACGCTTCCCATCCTGAATATGCCAATTGGCGTGTACCAGTACGACGATGCTGTTGATGGTTCTGCGCTACACGGTGCTGCATCAGCACACTTGACTGCAACCAAGGCTGAAGCCTATGCCTTCCACCATGCTGTTGCATACATTACGCCTTACAATAGCGCACCAGTAACCAGGGCCAGTGCGGTTGCAAAAGTCGCCATTGCCACGACGTAAACATCAGTTCTTTTAGCTGACGTTCGGTTTTTGGGGTTAATGAAGGGGCGGCTGCTTTCTTGCTGTCGTCCCTTCTAACTTAAACATCAAATATGTACAACGCAAGCACATTAAAAACAGAACTGATTGGTCTTGTCGGATGGCGGCAAAACACTGATCCTTCTGGATGGCAGTTGACAAGCATGACCACATCTTCTTCAGGACTTTGGTTTGATGGTGTTCACCCGATGCTGTCGCTGGATAACCTGATTAGCATTTGTCCAAGATTTGATGTAATTGATGACACGCCATCTGTTGTCAACCAGGCTTTCACCGATTGGTTGAAGGCAAAGACCGAAGATGCGATCTTGAAGGCAATTGAAGCATGGATTGACGCAAAGTTTGAGAACAAGACAGCCAATAACCTTCTGACCAAAGCTGACCTTTTTGATGTGACCGGAAACCTGATCGACCTGGAATTATCTTCAGGCAAGGTCGTTGGTATTGAGATCACGCCATCACACCAGAAAAGCATGACAATCGGTGTCAGGAAAATTGGTCTTCAGCTTGACACCAACCAGTTCTTGACCATCAACCTGTTCAAGTCTGGACAATTTGAGCCGATTGATACGGTTGCGGTTGATTACCAAGGCGAAGGTTCTGTTCAGTGGGTAACTGTCGATTGGGATTTGAAAGGCGAAGGTTCCTATTGGATTGCATACGATCAGCGAGATTTGACAGGCAATGCGATCAATGGTGTTCGTGATTACACTTTTGATTCACGCGGTCTGACGAACTTTCCATCAGGAAGGTTTTTTACGGCAATCGCTTTTAATGCAGCGGTGGCCAATGCCAACAATCTTTGGGACTTAGCCAGGAACAATTTCACAGTTGAAACGAATTACGGCTTGAATCTTTCACTTGATGCCAGGTGTGACTATACTGATTTCATTGTCGATCAGAAAACCCTTTTCAAAACCTTGATTTCGCTTCAGGTGGGCATGGATTTACTGCGAGAAATCGCGTTCAACCCACAAAGCCGGATCAATCGTAATGAAGCCAACGTGACACGTTCACAACTGCTTTATGAAATTGACGGGGACACGCAAGGTCGCAACGACTTCAGCGTTTTGGGACGCTACAAGAAAGCACTTGAAGCGATTCAGTTTGATACCACTGGCATTGACAAAACCTGTTTACCATGTCGAAGACAAGCAATTCGCCACAAAGCAATTGGCCCACGATTATCGGGTCACTGGTAGCAATCATCCTGATGATGGGATTCATCTTTGTTGACCTGAAAGTCATGGTCTACATTTGTTTCATCATAGTGATTCCGCTTCTTTTGCTGAAGATCAAAAGCGATTCAAGAAAACCACGAAAATGATTGATGCAATCCAAAGGGTTATTGAAAATATCCAGACGTTTGAACGAACAAGCGATCAGATTCTTATTGACCTGGCAAAGAATCGCCAACGGCAAATAATCAAGTTCAACACCGACCAACTGGATTCTGGCCAGGCAAGCGACGGATCAGAAGTCCAACCGTCGTACAGACCAAGCACCATTGAACGCAAGAAGCGAAAAGGCCAACCATACGACCGGGTTACACTGAAAGACGAAGGTGATTTTCACGCTTCGTTTTTTGTGCGTTTTGGATCAGACGAATTTGAAATCGAAGCGACAGACCAGAAAAGGGTGTATCTGGAAAGAAAATACGGAACTGACATCTATGGACTTTCACCGGAAAATCTTGGTCAGTTAATCGGATTGATCAATGATGACTTCATCGAAGCACTAAGAAGACAAATCACAGCATGATCAGAACGCCACAAATACCAACACTTGCAGAACCAAAGCTGATTGACCTGGCATTGCTGGAAATCCAAACAGCACTGACGGCAAAACTGCCTTGGCTTAACCATGCGTTTGGCAAGGCCCAACGACTGAAGGAAGAACGAGATGGAAGGATTGTGATCTATCCTGGCGTTTATGCTGGCAGCGAAGACTATCTTGAAGTTTTCCCTGATTCCCACATTGGCAACTTCTCATTCTTTGATGTTGACGATGGCGAAGAAATGAACGGAATGAACCGGGCAAGCATTGCCTTTGAAGCAAAGATCGGTCTTGTGGTGTGGTTTGATTATCGCAAGGTTTACCCTGGCGATTGGCAACAGCGAAGCATTGAAAACGTCAAGGCTGAAGTCATTGAAGCATTGAACACTTCTGCATTCAGGCGTTCATCAGTGATCTTCTACAAGGCATGGGAGCGATCAGAATCAATTTACAAGGGGTACAGTGACAAAGAGATCATGCAACAATTCCTGATGCGTCCGTATGGTGGACTAAAGATCGAATTCTTCATCAAGTATCAGGAAAAACCAAACTGCTAATTATGGTAAAAGTAAAATGGAAAGGCCACACGCTGGAAATGTACGACAGCATTCAAGAACTGCCAATCACCAGGTACCAGATGTACAATCTGAATGTCCTGATTGACAGCGGCATTGGATCTGATCTAGCTGGAACCGACACCAGGTGCAACAACATTCGACGACTGATGACCACCGATAAAGAACAGGCTGAACAGGAGATCACAAACCTTCAGCAGAACATCAGATTCATCATGTCAAAGACTTCACCTGAACTGAACAGCTTTGCGGTGATGATCAAGAAGATTGACGGGCGTGAAGTCAATGATTCTGACTTGACTGATGAAGGAATCAAAGACATCATCGAAGAACTTGGTCAGAAAAGGTTGCTGATGTCTGTTGTTCGGGATTTCCTGTTCGCAACCAAAAAAAAAATTGACTTTGAGTTTGAAACGTTCTTTCCTGGTGTGACCGATAGTGCAATGGTCAAAGAACTTTACACCAAGCTGAAGCAAAGAACGATGCTAGTCTTGAAGTCGATCAGGGAAACATCAGCCGACATTGAAGAACAGATCAGACAGATTGATGAATTCATCATGTCGAAGATGAAGCCAAAGAACTTTCACGGGTCGTCAGGGATGGAAGTGACAATGGTAAAGGGATTTGAACAGACTTGTGTGATGTTGAAACAGTACAATGTTGCTGACAATCCAAAGGAAATGACGACACTTTCATTTTACCAAGCAATTGAAGTAATCAGGGAGCAATTGAAGGCCCGAAAAAAGAA